GGCAGACCAGAATCTGGTAGTTTTTGGTCTTGATGATCTCCGTCTTCAGTTCCTTCAACTTGAACCGAAAATTACAACGATCGCACTGGGCAATCGCGTATTTGCCAGACGAAAACCGATTAGGCATCAGAAGGCTCCAGAGATGTACTGGCGACGCGGCACAAACCGCACAGCCGCCTTCTCGTGGTCTTCCTGAGACGCCAAGTCCCAAGCCTCATCGTACTGCTGTTTGAGCACCGGCAAACGCTCCATCGCCCCGGGGACTTTGAGTGCCATGTAGTAGGCCAGCCCAGCAACCATACAGGGGATAAAGCGGAAGGGCACGTCCATGACGTTCACACCACCACCGGCATCCTCAACTCGGCGCATGCGCCAGTAGACAAACTGGTAGTACGGGGTAGCCACAGTGCCCTGATCGGGTGTCGGCCAGACCGTCACACGGGGAATGTTGTTGACATATACGGCTGTGCCCACGGCTGGGCTGGTTTGGCTTGTGCCATTCTGAGCACGGAACACCCCACCAAGCGTGGTGGCGCTGGCAATCCAGCCGTAGTAAATGGTCTCCGACCCAATGTTCAGATAACCTGTTGTGGGCAAACCAGCAGTACTGGATAAAGTTACAGTCTGCGCTCCCGTATCTGCGCTCTGGTATGTGAACCCGGTGGGAGAGATTTGCCCGTCCAAACGCTGAACCCAGACTTGAATGGGGCGGGCTTGCGTCAACTTGTTGGGAATCGTGGCGTAGGTAGAAACACTGATACGCGTGATTGTCAGGTCGGCCTGATTGGACTGCTGGTTGGCTTGGGTGCGGATCACATGCTCCAGCAAGTCCACTGTGTCGTTGGGCAAAGTGTAGGTGTTCAGCCCCTGCACGAGATTGATCGTGCCTTGCTCAAACGTCCACATGTTGATGCCCCGGTTGGCCCAGTCTGCGAACATCAGATTCATGGAACGACGGGCAGTCTTCAGATCGTAGCCCGTGCGCATCTCTGAGCCGACGCGCTCAAACGCCTCCTCAACAATTTCTGTGAGGTCTAGGTTAAACCCTGAAGCGCCGGATGTGGTTGCCATGTCTTACTTCTTTTTCAAGCCCTTGAGCGTCTGCGCAAGCCGAGCACGTTGGCCCGTAATTCCGGGTTTCTTTGCGGCGGCGGCAAGTTTTTTCGCGGGGATCGGTTTCCCGGGCTTCGCGCCAAGTTCTGACCTTAACGCGCCGGGCTTTTTGATCGCTTTCTGAATCCATTTCTCAGCCATTATCGGTACCTCGCGGTCTTCTGCGCAATCCCCTTGGGTTGCTTTACAAACTGTTTACCTGCCTTTTTGCCCGCACGCTTGGCCTTGGTCGTGGCGGCGTACTCAGCAGGGGATAGGGCTTTGATCGCGGCTTCGGGCAGATACCGCTCCCCCGTCTTGGAAGACGGTTTGCCAGACTTGGTGCGCCACTTCTGTGCCGTCCAGTCCTTGAGCGATTTCTGCGGGTCTTTCACTTGTAGCCCCCACCCTTGGCTTTGTACTGCTTGGCCAACAATTGCGCTTTTCTTGCGCTCCATTGACCTGCCCCAGTACCCTGCACCGCCCGAGACTTGATGGACTCAAACAGCGACTTGCGCATCCCGGGCTTAGTGTAAACACCGGCCTCATTGACTTTGGACTTTACCTTTCCGCCCTCGGCGTACTCAGTAAAGTCTGTGTTGTCACGACGCGCCTTTTTAACCCCGCCCGGCATTTTGCTGGGCAGGATGGCCCCCATGCCACGGCTGGGTCTCATCTCAGCACTTCCCGCCGTAATTCATCTTCTTGGTCATGCCGCCATTTTTCATGCCCAAAGGCTTGGAACCCGACATGACAACTTGCTTGCCCTTGGTTTTACCCTTGGTGGCCAGACCGTCACGGCTAGGAGCCGCAGTCTTAACAGCGCCCATTTTGGCAGTGGTCATGCCGCCGCCAGCCATTTTCTTCATCGATTTCATACCAGACTCCTTGTCCGCTTTTACAAACTCTTTTCCCACAGACTGTGGGACGCCTGCTTTCTTGGCAAACGCTGGGTTGTTGGCCACCGCCGCCATGAAATTATGTTGTTTTTTGCTAACTGATGGCACTTCGTTGTTCCTTCATGAAGTCATCAATTTTCTTTTCCAACCGGTCGATCCGATCCAAAACCCGATTGATGTCGCTGTGAACCTCCATTTTGGTCACATACTCCTTGGCGATCTCCTCCCGAGTGCGATTCAGAAGAATCTGCACCCTGAGCAGTTCGGCTGACTTCTCTCTTAGACTCCATCCTAGAAGCCCAAGAAATGTAGTCAGCAAGGCGTTCCATACCATCAGTTCCATTTCTAAACCATTCGACCTTTGGTTTTGCCTCGTTCAGCACATCCATCAGCGGCTTTGACATAACCACCATCAGCGCAGTTCCACGCACGCAGGCTCTTGTTGATCCTGCTGTCCGGGTCCCGTGCTGTCTCGGCTGATGTCAGTTTGGCTTTCATGCCCTTCATTCGGGCACAGAAAGAGTCGCGCCGTGAACCGCCCTCGGGCTGAGGTCTTTTCAACCCCGGCTTGCCCGGGTTGGCCGCGTTGTAGGAGGCTCGCCCCTTGGCGTTCAATCCGCCGCTGGGATTCTTGCCTTCCTTGCGTTGCCATGCGGGGGTCTTAGCCATAGAACACCGTGACAGAGGCGACGTTGGACACGGTGACATAAACGTCAGTCGTAAACCGCACGCCTTCGGCGGGCAACAACGCGTTAAACATCTCAGCCACCGCAGGGGTGTTGAGCGTGATGAGCGCCGTACCGCCCGAGCCGCCATCTCTGAGCACCACCGAACCGGCTGTGCCAGTCGTAGTGATCAAAACGCCTTTGACCCGGGTGGGTTGGTTCACCATCGTGCCGTTGGCGGTGGCCGTGGCACTTTTGACGTCTGTTTGCATCATGATGCGATGCTCCTATTAGGCGATGGTGACGCCGCGAGAACCGATGATGGCCCAACCAGCCGAAGTGTAAACCAGCATGACGCTATCGCCTGCGGCGGTAAACGTGATGGTTGCAAAACCAAGAGGTGTCGTTGGAGTCAGGATTGCCGAGCCGCCGTCCACAGCGTGGCTGATGATCTTGATCTCGCCTACAGTGCCATTAGCCAAAGTCAAGGCTTGCGAAGCACCTGTGGTAGTCAGAGAAGTGAAAGCGTTGGTAATGTCAACCGCGCCAGCGCCAGAGAGGGACTGAGTGCCCAAAACGACATCAGTGCCAAACGATGCGTCAATAGTTACGGCACCAGTAGTAGCGTTGACGGTTATGTCTTGGAAGCCGTTTTGCGACCGAACCGGCCCGGTAAAAGTCGTATTTGCCATTTTTTCCTCACATGCGAGAAACGTTTGGGTGCTCTGTCTGCATGTCGTCAGCCGGGACTGTCAGAACACCGGGAACCCCGGAATGGGTATCAATATACCCCAAAAGAAAGGGGGGCACAAGGCCCCCCAATCCTATCAGGTCGAACCTGAAGAACCCCAGATACCGAGGGGATCAGACCAGCCGAACGAATAACGCTCGCGAGCCTTGTAGCGGACGTTGCCAGTGTCGAAATCACCGTCCATCGAGTTAGCCAGAGGCATACGCTCGAAGTGCTTCAGACCGTTGGGAACGTCAGTGGTCAGGAACCAAGCGTTGGTGTCGGTCAAGAAGTGGTTGACGGTGAAGCCTTCAGGGATGGCACCCATCTGCTTCAGGGCGTTGATGTCGTTGTCGGCGGTAGCCACACGCAGTTCGGTGTCAAGCAGACGCTTGGCCACGAACATCAGGCTGGGCGGAATGACCAGTTTGCGGGGCTTGGCGGCGATCAACAGACCACGTTCATCGGTCCACGCGGCGATTTGAATCACAGCGTTTTCCAGAGCGGTTTCGTTCAGATCAACACCGGTGGTGGGGCTGTTGTAGTTCACACCGCCAGAGACCAGCGGGTGGCCCACACGGGTACCACCAGAGTTGTTACCAAACAGCGACACGCCGTCACCACCAGCATAAGCGCCATTGAAGCCGTTGTTCAGAACAGCGGCGGCTTTCACCTGCTTGGTGTAAGCCATAGCGCGGGCCAAAGCCTTGGTATAACGAGCAGACAGGCTGTCGTACAAGTTGTCTTCGATCGCCTCTTCGGTGATCGAGAAACCCAAGGCGATGGTCTCGTGGGTGTAACGGGCGGTGAACGCTTCTTGCGCGTTGTCGTAAGCGATGGCGGAGCCTTCGTTCTTGACAGGCGCGGCAGAGAAGCCAGCCAGTTTGGTTTCTTCTTCAAAACTACGCTCCGAAGCCTCGGTCTCGTAGATTTCCTTGTGCTCTTCGCCGTAACGTGCGTACTCGGTACCAAACAAAGCGTTCAGACCGGGGAGCAGTTCCTTGAGCAGTTGTGCGCGACTAATTGCCATGGTTTACTCCTTAGATACCAGTGGTGTTGTTGTAAGTATGGGTGTTGATCTTGACGATAAACTCCACATACGCGTCCGCACCAGTGGCGGTCTCAGGCACCACATCCACGATGCGAATGGGCAACGTGTTGGTAATTGCGGTGGTTGTCGAAATCGCTTGTTGCGAATCGCCAGAAGATGTCACGCCAGCGTTCAAAATCACTGAACTATTTTGACCGACAGCGGTGCGACCCATGCTGGCAACCACAGTGGTACCAGATACCGACACGACCTTGAACAGGGCGGTGGGATCATCAACCACGTAGGCAACGGCGTTGGACGAGTTGGCCGGGGCATACTGCGCTTGCACAGTCTGACCAGACGAGTTGGTGTACTGAACGCCAACGCACACGCCCAGCGCTTGCGGAGCGGCAGAACCGCTTGCAACCACTTGGCAGACGCCAGCAGAAGTCAGTTCAACGAGATCGCCATCAAACATCGCGGCATTTGTCAGGCCAGCGGTAGAGGCGATAGGAACGAGTCGGGTAGACCCGGCGTAGGGATTACCACCGATACGGTTGATCGGCTGGAAACCATACGGCTTATCGACGGTGGGATATGCCATGGATTACTCCTTGTTACTTTGAACCTGAACCAAAACCCGTTCCACCGCGAGTCGTCGAAGATTTCTTCTCAGAAAACAACGGCATGACCGGATTATTGTTTCGCAGAAAGTGGTTGTCCACTGAATCCATCTGGCCCTGCGCTTGATTGTTGTAGTACTCCTGACGAGCGCGGAATTTTTCGACGGGCATCTTGCAAAGCATGAGTCCCCCGATTTCAACGTTGCCTGTCTTTTCGTTCCCCAACAGCATCAGTTCCGGATGGTCTTCTGCTTTCACCGGCACCCAACCTTCGCGCAGTTTTTGTGACACGTTGGTCGGATTCGACTGCCCCAGAATGTGTGTGGCTACCCAGTGGTAGACCCATCCCGGCTCAGGCGTCGGATCAGGCAGATTGCTCGGCGGCACATAGACTGCACGAGCGGATTTTTCGCGTGACTTCAGATCACGAGGGTTACGGTCTTGGGTTTCAACCATTTTGGTTCTCCAGTTTTAAAACTTCACGGGCATATGCTTGGGGATCAAGTTTGAATTTCTTCACTAACGCGGCTTGCGAAGGAGTCAATTCAATCTTTTTCTTACCAGTCGAACGACTGGCAGGAGCCACAACAGATGCTGGTTTTTTAGCCGGAGTCCCTTGAGACCGTGGCTTTTCGTCCTCCTCACCGAAAACTTCGGGGAACTTGGACTTCACGCGAGCGTCAATCTGCTCGAAATATTCGTCAGAGCGGGGATCAATCCCGTTGGCAACTAGTTTTTGGTGCAGTCCTAGTGCAAAACTGGTAACTTCCTCGAACCCCGATGCTCCGAACCACTGGTTTTTTGCCTGCCAGCGCAGTGTTTTTTCGTCCGGTCGCACCTGTTGGGGTTGCGGTTGGTATGTTTGTACCTCTTCTTCACGCTCTTGTAAAGAGGGGCGGGCAACATTTTTTGCGTTTTTCACTTCCCATGTGGCTTCGGCCAACGCTTCTTGGGCGGCAATGATAGCGTCAGTGTCGTACGCTTCTTGCGCAGTCTTCAAGGCTTGTCGGGCTTCTTTAAGTTTGGCCTCTGCCGCTTGTTGCGCCAAGTTGCTGACTTGCTCAGACCCAGATTGAACGTGCTGTTTAAGCCTTTTGTTCTCTTCTATCATGGCCATGGCCAGACGCTCCAACTCGGCTTTTTCCCGAGCAAGGGCTTCTTTGGCACGGCGCTCGTCATGACGAGCGTGGGTGAGTTCTTTCAGGCGTTTTTTGACGCCTTCTGTATATGTATCCAGTTCTTCGTCAGTGGGATCATTGACCTCGCGCTCCAAAGGCTTGCGGCCTCGATCACGCTCAGGGGTATCGTCAACGATGTCAATCTCGACTTCGTCGTCTTGAACCTTGATCTCGATGTCTTGATCTTGGTTCTTATTTTCTGCCCCGTCTATTTCGTCGGGAAACTTAAAGTCTGCCATGGTTGCTCCTTTCAAACGCGTGTGATGCCACGCGGGTCTTGCACGACTGCATCCACCTGATCGTCATTGATCAGACGGAACTCCTTGCCAAAAATCTTGAAGCGGGTACCAGAGTACGTTCGCACCAAGACAAAGTCGCCCTCTTCGCACCAAGCGCCCGTGGGGAACTTGGCCTTATCTTTGTAGGCATCGGGGCCAACTTTCAGAACGAACAGCACGGTGGTCGCGTGTTCTTCCTGTTTCATGAAGGACGTGGGCTTGACCAAGTCCAAGTCGGTGCCATCGAGTTTCTCGGAAACATCGGGGACAACGCAGAGCAGTTTCCAACCAGTTGGGTCGGGCAGACTCGTCGCCTTCTCTTCAGGCGTTGCGTTCTGTTCCGGCTCTTCTTTGGGCTGGATCGTGGGTGGCAGGCTGATGCCCGGGGGCAGAATGATTTCACTCATCTGATTTCTCTACTTTCTCGGCAAGGTCGATTAAATGACGCTCTGCGATGGCTAGACCTTGAATGACACCACAGAGTTTTTGGTATTCGTCAAAAGAGCGACACGCTCCACCCGCCAGATCATCGGCGTAGTTGTTCATGTCGGTGCGTATTTTTTCGCGCAATACGCGTGCGAAGTCTTGGATCATTTAGTTGGTTTCTCCTTTGGTTGTTTCATGGCCATTTTCTGGGCATGTTCTTGCGCTTTTTGCCGCATTTTGACTGCGTGCTCCTGCATAGACATGGCCAACTTGGCGCGTTGCGCGGCCATATCTTGTTGTTGCCGCATGGCGTTGGCTTGCAAGTCCTGTTTCTGACGTGCGGCGTTGGCTTGCAGTTCTTGTTGCATCTTCATTGCGGCCATCTGGGGGTCTTCGCCCTGTTTTGCCGCCAGTTCTTGGGCTTTCAACTGCAACTCTTGCTGTTTGATCGCCAAGTCGCCCTGCACTTTCTGTGCTTTGATCTGCAAGTCCTGCATCTGCATCTGAACAACGGGGTCTTGGGCCTGTTGAGCGGCTTGTTGCTGTGCGGCCACGGCTTGATTCTGCTGAAGAACCTGCTGTGCGGCCTGCGCCATCATGCTGGAGAGTTGCAACTCAATCTGCGGCGGCAGTTTCTCGTCCTCTGGGGGCAGAGGCATGCCCATCTGATCCTCAATCTGGCGACGATACTGGAAGCCCACGTGCTCTGCGATGTGTGCCGCCATAGCCGCCATGATTTTCTGCGCCTGCGGATTCTGCCCAATCAGTTGTGCAACTGTGGGGTCCTGCATGGCAGACATGTGTACCTTAATATGGGCGGCGTGGTCTTGGTAGAAGAACGCTTTGACTGGTTCGCCCTTAAAGACGCACGAGTTCTCGGACACCGGATCGCGTGGTTTCTGATCTTCAGGCAAAGGCACCAACTCAGCGGCGTTCTTGATGCCCAAAACTTCAAGCATGCCCCTATGCAATTTGGGCAAGTCGTAAATCTGCGGTGCCATCTGAGCCATCTGAACAACGGCTTGGTACTGCACCACGCGCTGACTCATGGTGGCCGCATTGGGATCACTGACAGGAATGATCTCGACGTGGCTGTAGTCCGACTTCTTCGCCTTGCGGGGTGCATCGACCGGATCGTAGTCATAGTCATCGTCCGTGTAGTCACGGATCAGCCCCGCCAAGAGTTTGAGTTCTTGCTTGAACGAAAAGTGCAGACGGGCGGAGACAGCCGTCATCACTTTCAACTGCCGCTCCAACAGAGCCAGCGTGGTGCCCACCGGCGCTTGAGCCGACATATCAGAGACCTGCAAGTCAGCCGTTGCCGCAAAGCGACGGCCTTCCTCCACGATCTGATTCATCAACTGAGCCAGCACTTGGCTTGGCTCTTTGTAGGGCAGGGGCAGTATGTTGTCTCTCAGTGCCCCCGAGCCAATGTCTACGTCCCTGAACTCTCCCGGGGCAATCGGCGTGTCATCACCTTTAATGCGAAGGCCGCGCGTTTTAAGTCCTCCGGGGAGGTTAGATAGAGTTCCTGCGTCCACCAGTTGACGCATAATGCTGGTCGCGCTCTTGGCGTATCCACCAATGAGGTGGAAGAGTCCGAAGCCGTAGGCTCCAAAGCCGGGGATGTACTGGTAGTGGACGAAGTGCTGTCGCTTGAGGTGGAGTGTGTCGTCTTCTTTCCAATTCCGTCGGATTGCCAAGACATCGTTCGATCCTTTCAGTATCGTCATCACGTACGGCAACGTGATGCCAACCGGCTCCCCATCTTCCCCGGCTTCTGTATATTCGTCGCTTTTGATCACCAAGTCAACGTGGCTTTCATACAACGTGTAGCGGTCGTCATCGTTGGCGCTGAACCCGGTCTCCTTGTCCTTGGCCTGCTGGATGTCGGTCTTGGATTTGTCCGGCCCGGGCAACTCGATGTCGCGATAGAACCCCGCCTGCTGTAACTTGATAATCTCGCTTTTTGTCTTTCTCAAGACGTGAGTCACGCGGTAGCAGGTGTCCAAGTCTGTCGCACCGTAGGGCAGGATGATGTCCTCAGCCGGTATGAACATACTGACCTGACGTCCCAAGTTGGGATCGTAGTAGACCTTTTTGAACGCCGAGCCAGTGGCGGGGAGACTCCACAGCATGCGTTCATGCTCAGGGCGAAACTCGCGCATCACCTCTGTCAACTCGTAGTTCATGTCGTCTTGAACACGAGTGGCGGCTTCTTCTTTGTCTGGCGTCTGCTTGCCCAGAATTTTTGTTTTCACAGGCCCTTGAGCAGGGAATGTCTCGGTGATGGACTCGGACTGGAACTTGACAACAGCCTCCGTGATCATGGGGTGGAACACGCCACACGCCCCGTCCCAAGGCTCAGTGCGCTCTTCGTACTGCAAGCCCAGCAGTTTTAAGCCCGCCACGTAGGACTTCTCCCACTCACGGCGCGATCCCAGATCGGTCTCAATGTCAGAGGCCAACTCACTGGCAAGGGTGTTTAACTCACCCTCGTCCATGTCCTCGGCCAAGTTGCGATCAAACCCCTCTTCGTCCTCCCCCGGGGTGATGGTCAACTCCATGCCATCAATACCAATCGTCACCTGCTCCGGATCAACAATCTCGATCTCAATCGGTTCTTCGTCCTGTGCAAGTTCTTCGATGCCAGTGGGGGCTGAGTAGAGTCCCTTGTCGATGTTCGTGGCCATTTAAATCATCCTTGTGATTCGTGCGCCCTCTGGTTTAATCAGTTCGGGGATCGCAACAGTTTCATCTTCATGGTCATAGAGGTGCGGAAGCACCAGACGCATGCGCATTTTGTGCAACTTGGTTTTGCTCAGTACCTGCCGGTACCACCCTGTCTCCAAGTCGTATTGTCCATCTTCTGGCAAATTTGCCAAGTCGTATTGCTGGTCTTCAATCTGCTCTCGGGTAGCGTAGGTCACGCCCCAACGAACATCTTCGTGGCTTGCAAACTGAGGCTTGACACGCCACACCAACTGCCCGGCGGGCAGTTTAGAGAACGCATCGTAGAAGTGGTTGGCCAGTCGCGCCTCGGCCTCTTTGGCATCCCCACCCTCGATGGCGCAGGCATAGGTCTCATAGAAGTAGCGTTGCTTTGGATCGGTCGGTTCTGCCGTGTCTTCAATCGTGAGGTTCGGGTACAACGGATGCGGTTTTTCAATCTTTCGTGCCGCCGTTGGCACGCCCATCACCATATCAAACAGCGGCCCCACAGGCCCTGTCTGGCACTGAAACATCTGCTCCAGCGCGGCAGTTAGCGTCTCGGCGTTCCATGCTTTGACAGGATCGGGAATCGCAGTACCGGCCTCAACGGCGGGTAAATAGGGGGTGGCAAGCGCCGCCAGTGCGGCTGTGATGAATGTGCGTCGTTGCATTTACTTTCTCCTTTTTTTGTTAGTAGTACGCATGCGTTCTGCGTTTGAAGAACCTCGGCTCGTCAGGCTCATCTGAATCAAGCCTAATAAAACCGCCCTGCCGAAACCGCATCAGCGCCTGTGAGGTCGTATCCACGAAGTCATCGTTCTCGCCGTTGGGGAAAGACGCCACTTCCTCGATCACCTCCCGCGCCCAGCGGGTGTCTGGTGCCCAGACCATGCCAGAGGCAAAAAGGTCGGCCACCGCGTTCAATCTTACTATCTTGTCGTTGCCACGGCTAGGGTTGGTCTCCTGAACCGGGATGCCCATGTTGCGCAACTCCTGAATCAGCGGCGCTCCAGCCGCCTTCTTTTCAACGACGAACGCATCAGGTTGCCACTCCTTGTAGTGTTTCAGAGCCACGGACTTGAGTTCCGGAAACTGCATCCTGTCCTTGAACGCATCCAGCAATATCACCTGCGCCTGATCGCGCTCTTCCTCGTTGTAGAACACGCCCCACGTGGTGCAGGCCGAATAGTCGGCGCTGGTCTTGGCCTCGAACGCCGTATCCCAAGACTGGATGATGTACTCACAGCGGGGTGGCTCGTCAAGGGGCCATGTCCGCCAAGCGGAGCGAGAGATGATGGCGGCATTATTTGAGACGGGATTCTGCATGTACTGGGCGTTCCAGTACTGGGGGTCGATGGCGGCTTTCTTGGACTTCAGGGCTTCGAGCGGCCACTGTTCTGGCCAGAGGCTCTTCTCGTTCTCTTCGCCCTCGTTCAGGATGGCTGGGAGTTCCACCACCTCCCACGGGTCGGACTCCGGGTTCTTGGTCTGGTAATCTAACAGTCTTCCTGTTAGATCCAACTTCCCCCACCGGGTCATGATGATAATGATGGCGCCCCCCGGCATCAGACGTTGCAAGGGGCCGGTCTGGAACCAACTCCACGCCGTATCGAACGCCAAGCGTGAGTTGGCCTTTACATCTTGTTCAGAGTGGGGGTCGTCAATGACAAACAAGTCAGCACCCCGGCCAGCCAGAGCACCGCCCACACCAGCCGCGTAATACTGGCCACCAGCACTGGTCGACCACTTGCCAGCCGCCTTTTGATCGTCGGCCACTTTTGTGTTTGGAAAGAGTGATACATATTCTTCATCGTCAAGCAAGTTCCTGACACGCCGACCAAAGTCCTCCGACAGACCTGCGGTGTGGGTGCCCATGATGATTTTCTTATTAGGGAAATTACCTAGGAAATAGGCGGGGAATAGGTAGGACGAGAATTCTGACTTGCCCATACGAGGGGCGATGTTGATGATCAGGCGTTTGAGTTCGCCGTTGATCACGCGTGTGAACAACTTGGCCAGTTTCCTGTGGTGCGGCCCCACCTTGAAGCCGGGGTAGACCGCCTTGGCAAACTCGATCATGTCGGTTCTGGCGGCGTTTTTCTTTTTATTTTCTTCTGCTTTTTCCAGCAACTCCAACGCCTCCACCTTCTCTGCGGAGGTCATCCGCGAGAGGTTTTGAAACAGGGCCTTGGCCTGTTCAGGCGTCAGCGGTGGGTTGGTTGTCATCTGGGGTGTGGTGTTTTATTTCGATGTCGGTTGGCTCTGCGTCCTCGATGTCCATGAACTTGGCCAACTTCTCTTTGAGTTTGCGGTCGATCTCGTCCTCGGTCAGATCGGTCTTCTTGACCTCAATCTTGTCCGTGAACAGCCCAACCTCCGTCACCTTGCCAAGCAAGGCCAGCGCTTTGAGCCGGATGTTTGCGTTTGTGTGCTCACACTCTTCCAAGAGTTTGGCCACCGTGTACCCACGCAACTGCTTGGCCTGCTGTACAAATTCCCAGTCGTATGCGGTCAGCATCCCCACCAGATGGCGCACAGCCGCTGGGGTCTCGATCTGGGCAAGGCGGTGGTGGGCATCCTCGTCTTGGGTGACGACGGCGTTGAAGGCTTGGCGTGCCGCCTTCTGTTCAATCTCGGATATTGCCGCCTCGGCGGTGGGGGAACCCAAAGACTCAAGGAAGTCGGCGGTGGAGACTTGTGCGTCAATGACTTGCGCCACACTGTGTTTTTCAACAGGTGTTGGCCCCTCGCCTGCTGGGGCGATCTCGGGGTCAAAATTTAACAAGTGATCAAGCATGTGCGGATTTGGGGTTGCACCCCTTGCTTACCGGATGGGCGTACTGTACACTCGAATTTGCAAGTAGGCAAGCAGTTGCCAATTTGCTTTCTCCTGTAGGGATGGAGGTACTCCCCCTCTTTAGCCCCCGGCAGAAATGCTGGGGGCTTTTTTCTTTGCTGGTGTGTCTAACGTTGGACATAGGTTCTCTGGAATTTTTATAGAAATTTTTGCGTGGGGTCAAAATTTTGGATAGGGGGTGGGTTTGTTGTATTAAGTATTACAAAAGTGCTGGGAGCGGGTGGGAAACAGTGTTCACGTCACGACGGGGTCTGCTTTGCCAAACAGGGTGGTGGGGGTGTAGTGGGGTTCGGCTAGGCAAACGGCAACGCTCACGCCTAGGGCTGAAACAGGGATTCGCATAATTGAGTTTGTCGGTGGGGCGGTTCTCACCGATATGTTCATCAATCAACAGGAGAAACTTCCATGAACACAAACGCTCTCATCAACAAAGCCGTGACCGACTACGCCGAGTTCCTTCGTGCTGGCGCATCGTATGGCGCATCCATGCAAGCCCTAGCGAAAGCACTCGGTGGGACACCCTGTCCCACGGCATTGGAACGCCTAGCGGCGGTTCACGCCGAGAAATACAAGTGCGACTACACATGGGATGGCAAGGGTCGCGCCGTGTTCTTCAATGGCGCCGAGTCAACCCGCGAGACGCGCAACGATGCCGCACGCAAGTCGTGGCAACGCAATGTGATGGTCTGGTTCACGCCCGAGAAACCCAAGGCCGAGCAAAGCCACGCCCGAGTGAGCAAAGCACATCGTGATTTGGCGATGGATTTTCTGTCGCACTTCGAGGGCAAAGACCTTGCCGCTCAAATCCGCAACGCCAAGGCACTGCTCAATGCCCTGTAATTTGGTGGGACACCATGTCCCACGCAGTTTTTCTCAAGCGGCACAGGCGTGGGGTCTGGCCGCTGTTTCATCCCATGTCTAACGAAAGGAAAACGACATGAACATTTCATCCCAATCCGTCACCGCAGGGTGGCAATCCGCCATTGATGGGCAAACCTTCGGGCCAACCTTTCACAGAACCCCAGACCTCTGGGCGTGGCAAATGCAGACCCTGCAACCGCAGACTCTGACCCGTGAGCAAGTTGCGTCTCTCGGCGCAGTCTTGGAATACGCAATCAACCACTCATGCAACGGCGAGAACCCGCCCATCTTCCAACTCGCCTGCGAGTTGTTCCACAACCTTAACCTCGGAGAATGAATCATGAAACACCGCAAGCAAAAGCACGCCAACATCCACCAAGGCAAACTCATCTTCAACCCCTTCCCCGAGGAGTTGCGTGTTCTTAGAGAACAGATACGAGCCGATGTGCGAGAGGCGAACCGCAAGAAGATCATCGCCCACAAGGCCCTTGAGGCCGAGGCATGGGAGGAAATTAAACGAACCTGTGTGGGACACAGTGTCCCACGGCACGGAAGGTAATCTTTACATGTTAAATTTACACTGGCAAAATCTTTACACGCGTTTTGAATTTTGTGGTCAGCGCAAACCCAGTGTTTATGCGGGTCTACACAATTTCTGGCAACACATCTATCTATATAAATCTATTTAATAGTAGTAACCTACTTTTATATGTCCATGTATTCTCGCCCTGCGTAAGACCTATTAAACAGTCTTACCGATATGTGTCTGTTTCCAACCGATAGATTTTTTGCCACACTCTCGGCAAACCCAGTATTCATGCGGGTTTCGTCAGACACATTTTCAAAAATCCGTG